ACGTGGTCGTGAGCAGAAGGCGCAAACGTAGCTGGCTTGTTCTGAACTGAAGTCCACTCAACGGTTCCAACACCAGAAGAGTCACCAACGGTGTAGCCGAGAGAAGTCCAAGCAGTTGTGCCGTCGCCAAACTTAGACCGATCAGTATCGGTCTCGACGCCCATTTCACCGGCAGCCAGGACAGAGTTGGCAGCGGTCCACTGAGCAGCGGTTCCTCTACGTAGTTTTATTACTGTTTCTACAGGCATGCTTTTATTCTACCCTATCTATGGCAAGATTTCGTATGTTCCAGCGATGTGAAAATTATCTGCAACATCTAAAGTTACTGGAACGTTATGCTCAAAAGGCACGTCTCTGCCGTTAGAAGCAACGCTGAATAAATAAAGATTACTTGATCCAGCAGCAACGTGCCCAGCAACAGCGTATTGATTAGATGTAGATATGTCGTGCAGGCAGCCATCTCTAAAGATATAAGCATGCTCAGCAGCAAAAGGCAGCGTCAAATAATACTGCCCAGTACCGAACGTCAGGATGTTGCTATAGTCCACGGCAATTTGAAAATGAAGAAGATTGCCAAACTTAGTGTAGCTACCAGTAATTAACGTAGCGCCATTGAAGGTAGGAGAGGTACTTAAGGCATGGCCTACCGGAGTGTAGCTAACACTAACGCCTTGAATGTTTTGCAGCTGTAGCTTCTTTGATGTCTTGCCATCATGTGTGTGGTCGCCGGGCGACGCCTGGTTTGGCTGGGGCCCTAATGTGTGGTGCTGTGCTAGGGTACTTTTGTCAGCATCGGAATTTGAGTGGAAATCGTTAACCTCACCAGCAGAGGCTCCAACATTTCCAAACACAGCAGACATATAATAAGTATACAGGAGACGACATGAGTAAAGCTAAAGCAATTGGCACAAGAGCAGAAACTGCCGTACGAAATTATTTGCTGTCGGCAGGCTACTCAGAGCTTGATGCACATCGTAATGTGCTTACTGGCTCAGACGATCAAGGCGACGTTTGGCTACGAGAGCCAGACCACGGGCTAATTGTTTTTGAGCTTAAAGGTGGCAACATGGCCAAGAACGCTAGCTTTGAACAAGTGAAAAAGTGGTACGCTGAAACTGAGCGTGAAAAGAAAAACGCTTCCGCTAAGTTCGGCTTCCTGGTCACTCAGCGTGCTGGTGTTGGTTACCCGAGAGCTGGTGAATGGTGGGCATACGCAACACTGGGAGATCTAGCCTCGCTGAAGTTCAGCGCTGGGTTAGAAGAAAATACTATAGTTCGGTTAACCCTGAAAGAACTCGTAGGAATTATTCATGGCTAAAGACTCTCTTGATTTTTCTGAAGCGCTACGACGGTTGGGGGAAGGCCTCCAAGAATCGTCGCATCAGCCAAATCTATACGATTACGTACCAAGCGAAAAACAACTCCTCTTCCATCAAGATGAGAATCCTGATCGACTATATATTGGTGGAAACCGATCTGGGAAATCACTTGGGTCAACTATCGAAGCAATATGGTGGCTCACTCACACACATCCGTATCGCAAAACCCCAGAAGGGCCTATTCGAGGAAGAGTAGTTGCCGTTGACTTTTTGAACGGTGTGGACAAAATTATTCTTCCGCTTTACAAGCAATGGCTTCCAAAGTCATACCTTATTAATGGCAGCTGGTCCGACAGCTATTCGCGTGAGCGCCACGTGCTCACACTTAATAACGGATCTTTTGTTGAGTTCATGTCCCAGGATCAGGACCTGGATAAGTTTGCCGGATCATCTAGACACTTTGTGCATTACGACGAGGAGTGCCCTAAGTCTGTCTATCAAGAATGTATTGCTCGTCTAGTTGATACAAACGGAGTCTGGTGGATGTCTCAGACGCCGGTGCAAGGAATGGAATGGATTTATGATGACCTTTATCAGCCTGCAAAAGAAGGCAAAAAACCTATTGGAATTGTTGAAGCAACTATGGAGGATAATCCCACTCTTAGCAAAGAAGCCATCGCCCGGTTTGTTGGTGAGCTTTCAGAAGAAGAAAGGCTCATCCGAACAAAAGGACAATACGTGCATCTTGGTGGGTCGGTATTTCCAGATTTCACGCCATCGACACATTGCCTTCCAAGAGGTAGCTTTAAACCCACAAATGACCACCACATTATCCGGACTATGGATTCTGGCTACACCAATCCAACAGTATGGCTGTGGCTTGCCGTCGATGCAGACGATAATGTTACAGTATTTAAAGAACACTACGCTTCCAAAAAAACAGTTGCAGAGCATTCTGTTATCGTCAATCAAATCACTAAAGACATTGAGCGTGACTACGGAGTAACCACCTGGCTCACCACCGGTGACCCTGCAATCAAACAGACTAAAGAGCAATCCGGAACTTCGGTCCAGCAAGAGTACCAACGAGCAGGCATCTACATCGCCGTGGATATGATTCCCAAGGACCGTCGCATTGGGCTTGAGCGAGTTCGCCAGTACATGAAGTGGAATAAAAAATCTAATCGCCCACACCTGATGATCACTGACGACTGCCCTCAGCTTATTGCCGAGCTCCCTAAGCTTCGTTGGCAGAAGTGGGCCAGCGCTAAGGTGGCTGACGTCAACAACAAAAAAGAAGACATCAGGGACAAGGACAACCATTGTTACGACGCGCTGAAATATGCAATGACCTTCCTAACTGACCTAACACCTGATAGTCTGGACGAGAAGAAAAATACTAGACAATTTCATGACACATTTAGAGACGCGTTTCAACCGGCGACCCCTATCTCAGACATCGATGATTCAGATGATTGGGGTCCCGGTTGGACAGGCTCTTCCGGCATGAGAACATTGGAAGGATACTAATGTCACACTTTCTATTTCATCAAAACGGCGGGCCATTCCCAGGCTCTTGCGTCCGTTGCGGAAATAACAAAGAGCTATGGCAACTAGGAACTATACCTGCCAGCAACATGGCAGCTTTGCTTTGCGATCGATGCTTGCAAGAAGTTGCGGTCTTTTCCGGCTTTGTTACAGGAACGGCCTACATGCAACAAGTTGCAAGCAGCACAGAAATAATTAGTCAGCAGAGAGCTCAGCTTGCTGCAACCCCAGAACTACTAAGGAGATTTTCACATGACGTCAGTAATCTTATCAGCGACTTTGTTACTAGCCTTGCTAGTATCTCTGTTCCTGATCAGCCTGTACAACCTGAAAGTAATCAAGCCGACACTGGAAGCATTGAAGCTAAGCCTGGACCTGCAGCTAAAGCAGGACAAGGAAAGAAGCCGAGCACTAAGTCAAGCTCTTAACCTTTTGGCGACAAAAGACCCAATGGCATATCAAATGGTTCAGGCAGCAACACCCGAACCTGTCGATCCTGGGGTGTATACTGGACCTTACGTAACCGGTGAGGAATATCAGCAACTTCTAAACGCTGAAGAGCGCATGGCAAAACTGTGGAAGACCGCTGAGGAAGGCTTAGAAGATTAATGGCTGAAGATAACGCATTGCCTGAAGAAGTAGATTTGGGCTTATACGAAAAGATTCAGGCCCCTGAAGACCAGGGTAACCTAGCCGATTCTGATTCTCTAAACAAGTATAAGAAGCGCGAAGAAGCCAAGAAGCTAGTTGCTTGGATGAAGTCTGAGTACTCTAAGTGCAAGACAAATCGCAAGCTTGAAGAGAACGACTGGTACATCAATTTAGCTTTCTACAACGGCTACCAGTACCACGACTGGCGCTCGGTTAACAACAAGCAAAGCTTGGCAGAAGAGCCAAACCCAGCAGGCCTGCCAAGAATTACTGTCAACCGCATTGAGCCGATCGTTCGTACAGAGATCGCAAAGACAACTTCCGGGCAGCCTTCCGCTTCTGTAGTTCCCGCATCCAACGATGAAGATGACCTTCTGGCAGCTACAGCAGCCGAGCAGGTTTGGCAGTCGACTTACGACAAGAACCGCTTCCAGACCGACGTGCTACAGCCAGCAGAGTTCTGGAGAGCAATCACCGGCAACTCATTTATTAAAACCTGCTGGGACTCTTCGGTGGTAATTAAAGAGCCAGTAACTGACATTGATCC